TCTTCTTCCTCTTCTTCCTCTTCTTCCTCTTCTTCCTCTTCTTCCTCTTCTTCCTCTTCTTCCTCTTCTTCCTCTTCTTGCTCTGCATAGACACGACTCAACTCCGTCAGCAGCGCTGGCTCTGCTCGCCGATTCACAAGCAGCCCCTGTCCCTCTTCCTCTTCCTTTTCTTTAATTTCTTTTTTAGTATCCTTTTTATCTGATTTTTCATCCTCATCTGATTCACTATCATCTTCACTATCATCCTCGTCATCCGCATCCTCATTTGATACATTATTACCAAACGTGACGCTTTCAATATCTACTACACTTTTTAAAACAGGTTTATCTGTTATTTCTAATTTAATAGAATTTGAGTTGCTTTCTAATTCCATTATCCTATATTTTAGTTCTTTATTTTCGTCAATAATTTTTTGAATAAACGGAAGTTTAACAATAGTTTCGATAACTTCACTATACACATTAATTTCTTCTTTATATATTTTATTAATTGATGCTTCAAATTCTAACTTCATTCGTGTATGAAATTCATCTATATATACATTTAAATTAACGGGTGTTGACTTAATATACTCCATTAACTATATTAATAGACATTCGTTTAATATAGTTTAAAAAATATTTAATCCATATGTATATAATGAATAATTCAACCAAGAGTGAAACTGTTTTAGAACAAGATATTGTTTATAATGACGATACGGATGAAACTAACCATCAACGTGAAACAACAGAAACAACAGAAAATATAGTGATTATAAATAACAACGAAGAACCAACACGTAGAATACTTGAAGAATTGGTTCAGGTAGTATGTAGACAAACTGACTTATCGACAGAGGAAGCGAGAGAAAAGCTAGAAAAGGAAAAATATAATTACATGAAGGTATTAAACGACTATTTTGGAATAAAAGAAGTCGTAACTCAACCCAAGTCAACCGTAAACCAACAAATATACGGTGAGATACGTAATTTGATGGACACGGGTGCTAAAAAATATAGAATGGATCAAGAAAGAAACGCGTGTATAGAGAAACAAACAACAAACAACAAACAACAAACAACAAACAATAAACAATAAACAATAAACAATAAATAACCACATTGTTCGTGAATACGAAAATAAAATAAAAGATATACTAATGTTGTATTAGTATATCTTTGAGATCTCCTGTAATAGTGATAAGCATCTAACGAGATTTCTTGTTTAGCGTATCAATGACAGATGGCTTATTTGAACTATCATTTTTGCGCTTTAACTTAAAGGTTGAATTGCTTGGTATAGTTCGCTGATTTAATATGAAATCAGAGTTGTCTTCATACAATTCTGGAAAAATATGCGTTAATGGTTTTTCAACCACTATCATTAACTGATCACTTTTGAACAAATCTCTATACTCTTTAATTGTCAAATTACCATAAAACTTGTCTAGTAAATAATGTGGATCAGGCGCCGGTTTAATATTTTTACTATAATTGTATATTTTACCATAGATATGGTTTAATAGTTGATAACGTTCAAATTTGACGGAAGAATCTATTTTTTCATTCATTAAATGAGCTACCGAGCATTCAGGACTACAAAAACAACCATATACTTGATAGGAATTTTTAAAATCGTGCTTGGGTATAAAAATGGGTGGATTATCAAAATCATATGTACACCAAAAACACGACGATCGTTTGTCGTAAATGTTATTATTATGTAAATTTAGTTTTAACAAGTTTAGTTTCTCCCAAATTTCATTTTTACCTGAATTACCACCACTTTTGTTATAACATTCTGCCGTATCAGTCGAGTGGTTATTGATGTTATTGAGTTCTTTACATTCATTCGCAATAATATTACCTGAATAATAACCGTGATTGGTATCATTCAATATGTCGTCGTTATTATTCTCTATACTGTTGTCATTTTTTGTATCCTGAATTAAAAAATTCTCCATATTTGAATTGTTGTTAAACTGAAAACTTTGAATATTTTCAACACATGGATTGTATGTGTATTTTGTCGGGTATATTTCAATGTCATTATCATTTGTATTAATATCATTCAATGAACATTTTAAATGTAAAATAACATTTGGTTCACTATTAATCTTACTCTCGATTGTAATATTATCCTGTATAATTTTACCGCCTTTTGGTTTTCTACCTCTTTTTTTAGGCAGCGGTTTTGCTTCTTCGACTATAGGCACGTTGCTTATTTCAAGCGCAACATTTTGCTTTTTTCTGCCTCGTTTCTTTTTCTCAATTGGTATAGTTGATTCTGATAATGTCGATTGATTTATGATTGAACTCATTTATATTTAAATTAAACAATATTAATTTAAATTGTTTTAAAATATAATTAACCACAGTGTTTGGTGTTATAACATACACGACATAATGGTTGATACATATCCTGACTACCTACTAATACTTGTTCGGTACTAGAATTTACTATTCTATCACTGAAAATAGCCGAACTGCTACAATTCCCACAAACAGCATGTAGTTTTTCAATTCGATCACAATGAGGCATCAAATCTGATATTTGACCAAACTTGTTTCGTTTAAAATCCCCATCTAATCCAAATACAAAGACGTTCTTGTTTAATTCATTCACGAGATATAATATTTCTGTCAAATCAGTAAAGAATTGTCCCTCGTCAATCAAAATAAAGTTGCTCTCTTTAATTGCGTCAATATGTTGACTGATAAACGATTTGATAGTGTCGCATTTAAAACATGAAATTTTTTTTTGGTCATGTGTACTTAATTTATCTATAGAATATCTATTTTCAGTAGAATGGGTTAAAACAACCACATTTTCATCGTTATTCAAACACTCTTCATATGTTTCAATTAACTTGGTTGTTTTTCCAGCATACATAGGACCAATATATAAACTTAAGTACCCTGAACAATTGGTTTCACTCATTTTAGATATAATGTTGTTTCCCATATGTATATTATTAATATATCAATTTTATTTAAATATTAACCGATAACATTTAATATAAGTAAATAATGAATAGTTTTACTCCTTGGGTAGAAAAATATAGACCAAATACATTCGACGACATTGTACTAGACAAAATTAATAAAAAAATACTGGAGAATATTATTAAAAACGAACACTTTCCAAATTTACTATTTTATGGACCACCAGGAACCGGTAAAACTACGAGTATTATTAATTTAATTAAAACATATCAAGAAAAATGTAATAATAAAAATCTAATGATACACTTAAACGCATCAGATGATAGAGGAATAGATATCATACGAAATCAAATAAACACGTTTGTTAACTCTAAGAGTTTATTTAATGATGGTATGAAGTTTGTAATACTGGACGAAGTCGATTATATGACAAAAAATGCGCAAATAGCACTTCGTTATTTATTACAAAACTATAAACCAAATGTTCGTTTTTGTTTAATATGTAATTATATTAGTCGTATAGACGAGGCACTTCAAAACGAATTTGTTCGTCTTCGTTTTAACCAATTACCTGAAAATGAAATTAGAACGTTCTTGAATGTAATCAATGAAAAGGAAAAATTACAATTTAGCACGGATACTATCAGTTTGGTTCAAAAGCTATTCAATTCGGATATTCGAAGTATGATAAATTATATGCAATCTAATGAACTAATCATTCACAGTAAAAAAATCATTCAACCTGAGCTCTGGGAAAAAATGACAAGAAGTATTGCCGATAAAAATTTAAAATATAACGTTGAATTTATAACCAATATAAGCAATAATTATAATATTGACAAAAAAAATATAATAAAAAATTATTTAAATTATATTATTCGCACTAAAAAAAGCATTGTAACCGGTGAGTTTTTACAATTTGTTGAAAATATTATGCACGTGTCTGATTTGAATATAGAATGTATGTTACCTATGTTTATTTTGAAAATAAACAAATTCTGTAGCATATCGTCAGCTATCACCGACTGATAATGTTATGGTGTAATGATGTAATGATGAACCCGTGACCGACCCTACATCTATTTGTTACTAATAACCGTATTTGTAAATAAGTAAGATGATTGAGACAGAGACGGTGAATGGGACAGGGATGGTGAGGATGGACGCGAACAACCATTTACTGTAGAGTAATACGATTCCATACGTTTTACTAATTTATCCATAAAATTATTAGGTGGAGACATTTTAGAGGGGTCAATGCGCGTGTGATTTAACCCCAATTCTTTATGTTTAATAGATGAAATGTTTTGAGTTGGATTTGGAATTTGAATTGGAACAGTTTTTTCATAAGCAATTGTATTCATTTTTATTATAGATAAAGAAAATAATTGAACTGTTTAAATACAATTAAATATATTTAAACAAAACAGTATAGATTAGATAGTATAACTATGGGAACTATTGATGATGACTGGGAAAATTTCTTACAAGACGATTATAATGATGATGAGATTGCGTATGTTCATCATACACCGACAAATAATTCAGTTCGCGAAAATACAAATAATACAAATATAAATAATGATGAAAATGGCCGTTTGAGCGATGAGGTAGCCTATATTCCTAAATGTTCCGAAATATATATTTCTACAAAAACAAAAATATCCTATTTGAATAAAGGTGATATTGATATTAAACAAATATTTTGGCAAATTCCAGTAATGGATTATAGTACTCCGAAAAATGGTATTATAAAAAAACAGATTAAATATTCATCTACATGTAAAGACGAAGTTACCTATATTGAAGAACAATTATCTACTGTAAAATGTTACGAACAGCAAATAATTGAACATATTGAAAACCCAGAAGGTCGTATTAAATACAAAGACCAGCGAAAAATTAGTGTTGGTACGTGTAAGAAGGACATATTAAGTTATAGGAGTAAAAAGAAGAGGGCGTTCTTTAATTGTTTTGTTGTTATTATGAGACTATACGAAGATAGGACCGAACTCTTTAAAGAAATGCATATTAAAGTTTTTAATACAGGTAAATTAGAAATACCAGGTATCCAATGTGATCGTTTTCTAGGGCAGGTTTTGGATTTGCTGGTTGTTACGCTGAAGCCTTTTCTAGGAGATGACTTGTATCACTTACCCGACAAAAGCGAAACTGTTTTGATTAATTCCAATTTCAATTGTGGATATTATATAGATAGAGATAAGTTATATGATGTCTTGAAATACCAGTATAGAATTAATAGTAATTTTGATGCGTGTTCTTACCCTGGTATTCAAAGCAAGTTTTACTATGATAATACTACCATTATACAAACAGGTCAACAACCGAAACATAAAGATTTCGACGAAGTATCCTTTATGATATTTAGAACTGGTAGTGTATTAATCGTTGGTAAATGTGAAGAATACGTCTTGAATAAGATTTATGATTTCATTAAACAAATTTTAGAAACGGAATATGATAAAATACATAGTATAAATGATGTAAATAGCCTTGAATTAATTAATAAGGGTAAAGTGAGAC